TTCGATAACCGTGTCGTCGAGGTAGACGTCGAGGATGGCGTTACATTCATGGCCCGCGAGCGCGATGACGTGGTAAAGGTCTCGATTATTGGTGCCAGCGGAGCCGACAAACGTGATCGGTCCAGAGACCACGCACTCGCCGAATATGAGCTTCTGCGGGGCAATGGCCGAGCGGTTGGTGATGGTGCGATCGGCAATGCTCGAGGGGAAACTTATGTCCTTCCCCATCACCTTCTTGAGTGCCACCGACACTAGGGCGCTCCCGGCTGCGATGACGGATGCGCCAAACGCGGCCGCAGCAGCGACGGAGTACCCGGTCGCGGCCATAACGCTCGGCCAGACAAGCGTCGCGACCTTGACTAACGCTGCGGTTACGAGGGGCATACGTGCCAGCCGTGGACGATATAACGTGGGTCGACGTGCAACATGGAACTCCGCGACAACGCGACCACTCGATCGCCTAGTTTGACGCCGACGACCTCACCGACGAGGGGGATTTTGAGCAGCACCGGATCGCCATCCTCGAGATCGTCCGACGGATCACCCAGGACGGTCCGCACCAGCTCGCCCAAGCTCCCACACGCCTCAATGATTCGCTGCGCGGCCGCTTCGCTGTCGTAGGTGAAGCGCGCCACGTAGTCGGTCCCCGTGACCTTCTCGGCGACGAACGCGGCAAATTGACAGCAGTCCGCGTCGCCATAAGAGAACTCGCGTTTCTTCCAGGCGTTAAGGGCGGCGAGCGTTGTGCGGCGTCTGTTCATTTCATGGGAAACACGGGCGCCTCGCCTGGTGGCGCTGTAGGAATCCCTGGTATACCTCCTCCGTCGCTCGAGGTAGGCGATCGCCAGGCCACCTTGAGGCCGCTAATACTCGGCCCAAACTCGAAGAACTTGTCGCCAGTGTGTTCGCGCTGTTGGGTCTCGTTGGTGTACTTGATGTTCGACGCCACCGCGAACCGCGCCAGGTGGCTCTCGCATGTGAGCTGGATCGCGTCATTCCCATCGGTGCCGACGGTGATCGCGATCTGGTCCATTAGGCCAGTGAACACTTCGAGGGGAGTGTCGATCAATTCGTCATCACCATCGAGGAGGCCGAGGTATAACGTCGCCGGCTTTTGGAAGTAATCCTGCGTTAACGCCTGGTTACTGAGATTAGAATCGAGACCGGAAAGCGTTAGCCGTACCGCGAACGGACTGATCTCCTCGCCCTCTTGGATGGTGTCGACCGAGGCGAAATCGCCGACGCCGCTCCAATCTTGACCGCTCCAGGTATGCGTCCCGATCGAGTTATGGAGGTATAGCGTGCCGTTGCCAAACTCGAGCTTTGCAAACGTGACCGGCCGCACGAGCTGGCTCGCGAGGGCCGTCGCTTGGGCGGTGGAGAATCCACGACTCATGCGAGCACGTCCTCAAATGCCTCGAGCGAAAACGATGAAAAGATCCCCGGCCGGTTGTCCCACTTGGGATCGCTCGCGAGAAGAAACACACCATAGACGACGTTAGTGGTTAGGTTGGTCCCCGTGTTGATGTAGATCGGGTCGTTGTTGGCCGGACTCGAGCGAAGGTTCGGCTTGAAATTGAGAGTCACGTCCCCCGATCCATCGCTGCTGCTGTCGGCGGTCAACATCTTCAACTCGTTGCCTACGCGGAAGTAATCGCCGCGCATAAGCCAATCGCCGACGTCAGCGGTTGCACCGTCGATGATGAGCGTGCCGCCGGTCTGACTTGCGCCATTGACCAACGGCGCCCCGCCTCCAGCACCGCGTCGCGTGTACGAATGGTCGGCGAGCTTCATCCGATTCACCTGGCCGTCTATCGACAGGAGGTACGCTTGCAAGGTGGCACGATCGTCGTCGTTGAGGTTGTTGAACTGCATGGTCACGCGCCACAGGCTCCCGGCTCGAGCAACCGTCTGGACCGCGTTCGTTAATGGCGATCGATAGGCGCGCGTGTTGCTGACGAACGACCAGGTCGTCGACGATGGGGTCAAGCTCGACGGGAATGCTTCGTTGCTCATGGCCCGCGTCCTCGTCGTCGTAAATCACCTAGGGCCGCAATGGTCTGCATGCTTGCTTCCTGCATGGCAATTCGTATTTTCTGGTCGACCATCGGGTCGGCACCCGAGGCGTCCACGGTGTTGTTGATGACGATGGGCGCACCGCCGCCTCGTGTGTGATCGATGACGGACTCGTTCGGGTGCAGCATGCCGAGGAAGCCGCCCTTCCCATCAAGACCACCCGAGCGGGATCCCGAGCCGGTAAATCCTCCGCCCTCGAAAGACTGCGCCTTGATCTGCGCGACGTTCTGCAGACCCGCAGCAACCACGGCCGCAGCCATCGCGAAGTTAAGCGGTGGCGGATAGGACGACAGCGCAAGCGTGGCGCCCTGATACGTTTGCATGATGGCGTTGGCAATTTGCAGGGCTTTATTTTTGCCGAACGTTTGCGACATAGTCCCGATCACACTGGCCGCGCGTTCGGTCTCAGTGAGCGCCATGAACTCGGTGCGTTTCTTCTCGCCGGCCATGATCTGTTTTTGCATAAAGTTGTATTTTTGAATGACCGCATTGACCGCCGGCCCCATGTTGTTCTCGGCGTCCTCGAGCAAGACCTTCCCCGGTGCGTTCGCCGCGATGACTTCGGCGGTGCGTCGCGATCCGGTTTGTACGTCGGTGTACCAGGTCTGGATTCCTTCCGACGGGGGATTGGTTCCCATGCGCGCATACATCGCCTGCAGCTCCGCCGTCATGGCCTCGGTCTCTGCCGTGGCGATCCCGATCCCGTCCGACAACGTATTCCCGGCATCGACGGCGTCCTCTACTCCGCCGGTGATCGCGTTGATGCCGTCCTGAATCCGGTCGCCCATCCAACTGAACCCGGCCCCGATGCCTTCCGTGACCGGATCAAGGAAATCGAAGTCGGGCAAGAGATCCATGAACTCCTGCCACTTAACCTTGATCGCATTGATGATTTGAAAAAACGAGATCTTTAGTTCCATCCAGGCGATCTGCATGCCGAGGACGACGTCGCCCAGGACGCCAATTGCTCGCACGAGGGAGTCCACCACGCGCTGACCGATGGAGCCAAAGTCCTCGGTATCGAGGGCCGATTGTCGGAACGCATCGGCGACCCCTTGAATGACGGGGCTGAATGCCGTGGCGAGCTGGTTGCCCAATCCGGTGAACACGCCCTTCGCTCGCGTGACGGCGTCGTTCGCTTGTTCGATCTGCGCGGCATCAATACGCGACACCGCGAGGCCCAGGTGTTGGGCTTCTCGAGCAAACTCGGCGAGGCCTTCGCGTCCCGCCGCGAGAGTATTTAGAACACTACCCCCCTTTGCTCCGAACAAAACCATCGAAATTCTGACTTTGTCTGCATGGTTCTCGACGTTCTCGAACGCATCGGCGAGCGTCGCCATCTTCTCGTCGAGGGGCATTTTGTTGACGACTTCGGCATCGAGTCCTAGCTCGATGATCGCGTCCTTCGCTAAGCCGACCCCGGTCGTTGCCTCACTCACCGCATACGTTAGCCGTTGCATGGACTTGTCCATCAAGGCCGCAGAGACCCCGGTGATCTCCGCCGCATGGTGTAAACCCGCCAGGGCTTCGGTGGTAGTGCCGAGCTTATCGCTGACCTTCGCCAGTTCGTCGACGGACTTCATAGAACTCGCGACGAGTGCACCCATTGCCGCGATGCCTGCGGCTGCGGCTGCTGCGCCGACCTTCGCGACGCTTTTGGTGATCCTTCCCGCTGCACGGGAGATCCCCTTGAGGCCCTTGCCAACACTCGCGAACGCACGCCTGGTCGCGTCCTTCGCGGTGATGATTACGGCGGGCGCTTTAACGGCCATCGTTTCGCACCTTCAAATAGGCCGCCCATAGGCGGACTTCAAAAACGGACAGCGCCATGATCTCGTCGATGCTCTTATGGAGATGGTCCGCTAGGAACATCACGAACATCGCGTCACCGTCCTGCTTCAGTTTCCCAGCAGCTCCTCGTCGGTCAGGTCGTCATCGTTCATTGCATTGATGATGCGAACGATGACGTCGGGATCGACAGATCGGAGCAGCTCCGTCTGGTTCGCGCGAACGAACAAACGCTTGCCCTCCTCGTCGAGCGACCGAAGGATCAGCGTGAGCGCAAGCGCCTCGGCTTGTTTGCCCTCACTCGAGAGCGCAAGGATTTCTCCTTGATCCTTCAGCGTTAACGACGGCCGGAAGTAGATGCGTTGCGGTGAGCCGTTGCCCCACTCCTCGACGTCAACCCACTTGAGTTCGCCTTGCATGCGCGACTTAAAATGAGCCTTCGCCTGGTCGAGTAGCTGGGTCATGCGGTCGAAGGCGCCAACGCACCCGTGCCCGTCATGCTGACCGACATTTCGATCATCGCATCTGTGCCCGCGCTACGACTGACAGAATCTATAAGGGCATTGCCCGCATAAATCACATCACCAGTCGAGTTACCTTCTGGATAGAACGTCACGGTCAATTCTGAGCCAACAGCCAATAGGTCCTGGCCGGTCGCGTCGTCATCGGATGCCCAAAACAGGTCGGCCGAGGCCGTCCATGATTTGCTGCCCGCTTTGTTAATTTTCGAGGTCGACGTCAGCAGTGTCGCGTCAATGATCTCCGCGCTCTCGTCAATCGACCACCCTTTGAGTTCTGCGATGGTGTTGAGCGATCCGCTTGCGGCGGGTTTCACTTTCACGATCCCATCGACCCCTGTATATGTCGCCATTGTGTAGCCTCCTTGCTACGCCTATAGCGCCGTCCCTGGCGCCGTTGTGGTTGTCCTGTAGCTAACCTGGAAGGTCAGCGCGAGAACCCCTGCGGGCGAATCACCTTCGCCCGTGAGCGAGATCGATGTCCCGCTGAGAAATAAGTCCTTTGACAATCCGTTGCATGTGGGATCGGCGGCGACCGCTGTCTCCACCTCCTCCGCAATCAGATCGAGTACGTCCTCGAGATTGCTCGCGGTGGACGCATAACCCTCGATCACAAGATCCAAAGTTCGCTCGAGATCCTGGTCAGCCAGGAGACCGATCGAACTCCTCTCGCTCGTTTCGTCGTTTGAATAAATAAGTAGGCCAGGCAAGTTGGCAGCCTCGAGGTTGTAGACCCGAGACTGGTACACCCTCGACCCGGTGGTCGTGAGGCCCGTGACATTGGTCGCGACCCGTTCGCGAATCTGTTGGCGGACGTGCGTCATACGCGCAACCGGAGGAGCGTCATGCCGGTGTTATCCGGCTCGACACCGACCACGACGTACTCGGTACCCCCCGAGGGAATCGTGATCGAATCCCCCTGGGAAGCACTCGAGACGTCCGTGCTGCGACAGTAAGCAATCGGGGCGCTGCTCTCGATCCCAACGTCCCCGACCTCGAGTTCCTGAGTAAAGTACTCGCGGTCGAGGATCACGTTGATCGTGGCACCCCCGAAGGTGCTCGCCGTCGCGAACTCCGTGGTCTGCAACAGATCGGCGAGGTCCGACGTTAAGAACGACCCCGCCATCCGTTACTCGTCCTCGGTCGGTTTCGCCTTCGACTTCAGATCCGCAGACGCAAGTCCTCGCGCGATGAGCTTGGCGCCCGTCGTGCCGGAGACGTCGACGACGCTCCCGGCCTTCTGGCGTTCATCGTTCACCGTGCAAGCCTTTATGATGCGAACCTTCATCGGGACGCCGTCGCTTTCTTGGCCCGGTTGGTCGGAGCTTTCTTGGCTTTCGCCTTAACCTCCGTCGCCGTTCCATTCGAGACGTACTGGCGACCCTCGGCGTCACTCACCTCGACAACGGCGCCCTTCTTACGATGGACGCCCTTGAATAGACCCGCACTCGTTAATGCAATTTGCATTAGGTCGTGATGTCTTTGGTGATACAGAACCCGTTTGGATTCCGCAGCGCAAAATCGACATCCTGGAAGAACGCAAGCCGCGTGCCGCCAGACGTTGATAATGTGCTCGAGTCCACTACGAGATCGAGACCCGACCAGAAGGCGAGAAAGCACTGGCTCCAATCTCCGAAGATCAAAGCGGAGCAGACGCCAGAGCTAGAACCCTTCGTCAAGTTGCTCGGGACGTTGGTCGTGTAACCAACGAAATACCCGGACAGCCGTCCATCGGGATCGAGCAGGAAGTTCCCCTCGACGCCACTCGCTTGCTTCGGCAGTTGCCGGAGCTGCGATGCGACCGATGGGTTCGTCAGGAACGCGGGACTCGTGCCAACAGCGTTGGCGTCCTCGACGGTCTTGATGAGTTCCTGAATTTTAGCCCAGGTGATCGCGCCCCCATTGGTGCCGATCGACGAGACCGGAGTGTCACCGCTGCCAATGACTCCCGTCGGCTCGTTGGAGCCGCCGCCATTGATGCAGACCGAGTCGATGGCCGATGCGAAGGTTCGCACCATGTCATCGCGCACGACCGCCTCGATGCTGGGATTTGACTGCTGGACGAGCTTCCGTGACAAATCGATATAGCCCGCAAGCGTTTTTGGACTCATCGAAATCTGAGAAAAGGTTTCTGCAGATTCGGTCGGACTACTTCCCTCTGCCACAAAACTTACGTTGGTGGCCGATGTGCTGAGACGAGGGATGGCGATGTCGCCTTGCAATCCTTCGAGCCGTCGCGCGCCGAGCATGGGAACGATCGCCAGGGCATACAACGCCTCAACGAATTCATCAGCCATGTGATCGGTGCCCACCAAGAAACCACCAGCAGACGTCGGGGAGACCGTTTGATCCCTCCATTGCATGTTGGTCGGCACGTAGAATCCGCGTGCTTCTTTTTTGGTGATGTGAGCGATCTCATCGGAGACCTCGCGCTCATAGCCAGCCTCGCGCCAATCGTTCGTCGATGCGGCACGAACAGCGCGCATCAGCGAATAAGAGCGTTGCTCTTTTGGCGTGATGTCTGGGTTTGGCGGTACGGGTTGTTGTGACGGTTCGAGCTGGTTCAGGAGCGCCGTGCGAAATTCGATCGGCGAAGATCCTGCCTGTATATGCTCGAGAGCGAGGTCGCGTTTGCCGAAGCGTTCGCCGAGAGCGATGATCTCGCTCGTCGTGGCTTGTGCCTCCTCACGCGCTACGCGCACCGTCCGAGCGCGCTCGTCGGCGCGAACGGCCTCGAGATCTACCTCGGGGGTAGGCTCGGGCGTCGGTGTGTTTTCTGTTTCTGCCATTGGTTCGACCTCCTTGTCGTTGCGTATGGCGATGGTTGTTTCGGGTTCGGAACGGGCGAGTCCTATTTGCGATCCGGTATCTGCCGGAATCGAAACCACGCTTACCTCGAGTGGTGTCCATCCGCAGCGCATGACCGGGTTGTCAGGGTCGGAATCGTCTCGCTCCATTCGATCGATCTGGTAGCCGCAACTCGTGTTCTGGATCACTCCAGAAACCACGTCGCGCCATACCTCCTCTGCTACTTTCGACTCGCCAAACCTCACGGTCGCAACCGTGCGTTTGTTAACTGGGTCGAGTTCAAAGGACTCCACCACGCCGATCTGCGGGATTTGGGTGTCGTGTCCCAAAAGCAGGGGCGCCCTACCGGAGGCCATGAATTCCATGTCAATGGATTCGGCCCGGTGGTCTAGGACTTCCATACCGAACGAACGCGCGACGGGCGCTTCGGAGGTCACTCCGATGCGAATCCGCCTGCTGTCCTCGTCCAGCAAATCTGTGCGCTCCACCCCGAGCGTGCGGTATTGCACGTCGGTTTTGCGCGTGGTTACTTCCTCGGACGTTGTCTCGTTGTCGTCCGACATATCAGCCCTCCTGTGTTGTTGGCTGTGGTTCGTTGTCATTCACAAAAGTCGACACCTGGCGCCCAAAGGGAGCGAAGTCGTAGTCGATCCCCATCGAGCCGGCGAGGTTTGCTTCCTGAGTTAGTTGGGTGAACAGCTCCTCCACATCACGGCCGTAGTTGGCCTCGACGTCCTGGAGTGAAATCACGCCCGCTTTGAGGCCGAGGATCTGCGCTTGCATTTCCTTCTGTGGATCAACCCATCCCCAGCTCCGAGGGATGAAGTGCGCGGCGTCGGCGAACTTGTCGAATTTATTGAGCGGCATCATGAAGGCGCCGCTCTCGAGCGATGCCTGGAGCCAGGCGCGGAAGATCGGCCGACAGAACTGATCGATCACTAGACGCTGGATGGTTTTCCAGTGATCGCGGTCGGCCATCTCCCCGGCTCTAACGCTCGAGTAGCTGACGCCCTCGAGGTTGTTCGCGAGTCCCACATACGAGACGCCAAGTCCCGAAGCGATTCCGCGAAGCACCGACTTGGTAAATGGTTCAAAAGTTCCCGAGGGGTTCTGTGGATCGAAAGACTTGAAGTCCATCCCTGGGGGCAGTTGTTCAAATTGACCCGGTGCGACTTCGCTGACGGGTGTGTTCCCGTCGAGATCGTCGCCGGTGTAGTTTTCGGGATCGAGTTCGCTGGTAAAAAATCCC